GGTGTTGATATGCTACCGCTGTTTCGCAGCTGCATACTGAGCAGCCAAGCGAGGTATCTGTCCTTCCGATATATCTGCTTGTAAACACTGTGTTCGTACATAAGTGCCTCAATGCGGACATGTTGGTCAAACCTTGACGCGTCAAAGCCAATTGCCACTGGGCTCTTAAAAGCCCTCCAGTGACGTGCGATCACTCTTCCTTGATCCACTGCGTTCATCCCCTTGAACACAACGGTAGACCTGTAAACTTTATTGATGCTAGTGTAAATGCTATGTTCGATTGGTCTTAGATATCTCCCAAGTTCGACGTTAAAACGTGGGCTCCTTGGCTGGATCAGCCGAGGGTCAGAGGAGCGCTTCTCCATCTTTATCTTCTCGTTCTTCAGGAATGCCCGAATCTTGGCGTCAGCCCGTTTTAAGGGGGCATCTACCAAAGACTCCGCAGCATCCAGGTATCGGTTCCTTTTCTTTCGACATTCGTAGGAGTGAGCAAACTCAATTGCTGTCCACTTAGTGGGAAGAGGAAGGAACTTGCGAAGACGTTTGTGAAAAGAGGAAACAGTCTTAACGAAGTTCTTAGTGGGTGCAGGGGGAGGTTGCAAGCCTCCTTTACCGTCCTTAACGAACAGTACCCTGCCTAGTACGGCCCTTACCGCATTGTGAAGGTTATTATTGTGACTAGTGTACTCTACCATTCCGCCAATAGGGGCGTAATGTGATATTACCCTGCGACTGGGTATTCCCTGACGTCTCTCGATGCGCAACTTGACATCATCGGGCATAGGCTCCGGAGGGCTTATGGCCGTTGTGTCAACACCGAGTGTGACGACGGGACCCCATCAAACGCGCTCAGTGGTCCGACCACCGAGCCTCCTGTACTCATCGTGTCGGTCCCTGAACGCTGCCGATTGCCACAACTCGGCAGCCTCCAAGTCATGGCGATCTGGCGTGAAGATTGCAACCAGTGCCACCTCAATATCCCGCCTGATATGAGTTGGCCTGTGTCCGTGCTGCTTCATCATCGAGATGAGCGCACGTCTCACACTTTGGACATTTGCTGGTGTCCTAGGTAGCAATCCGCGCTTCGACTTTATCTGTCGCACGCAGTACCTGACATACCTGCCGGGTTTCTGCTTATCTGTAGAACCGATGGGGCGATCAGCTCCCATTTTCTCCTCCGCCTGGTTAACGTTGAGGACAGGGTCTGGTTTATCATCGGTTGGGTCATTAAGTAATTCATCTAAGTTTCTATGATTATCGCTAATGTAACTCCTACGGGTCATGTGCTTATATAACCTATAGGCTGCGTATCCTACCATTGGGAGCGACAGGATAGCAATGTCGCGGGCCAGAGATTTTGGCGGGCAGAGTGTGGTCGACAACACACTCCACCAGGGTGCCCGTCCTGGTTTGGGGCCCCGGACGGACGTGACAAACTTCGCTTGTGAGAAAGCAAGCGACATTAAGGTGATTAGACTTAATTTCA